TATATTGTTGGAAAATTATCATTGCTTATTCCTTTTTATTCACGTTGGATATGTGCTGATAATTTAGGATTAATTCTTGCCGCTGGTTTTCTATTTTTGTTATTTTTAATTATGGCGATAGAAATTTTATTTTTGATTTTTCTTTTTTTAAAAGAAATTTATAATAAAGTTGATTTTTAAATCATAAATTCTTCTTGACTTTTTGTTAATAATTTATTATATTTAACCGAGAAAGCAAAAATCTCCTTGCTTCAGCCGGGAGATGAATGTAATTGCCTGGGACGGGCTATTGTCGAAAGACAATATTCTGCAACCAGTTTGCAGGGAGCACTTTCCTTTAGGGAAGTGTAGTTCACTTAGTTCTTTAATAGAATATTTAGAGCAGGTAGTCGTCTAAAGGAAAGACATAGATTTATTTAGTTTTGGTATTTTATATCAAAGTTAAATAATTTCTATCCTGAATGACAAATATTGTATAGAAGTGCATATTCTAATATAATATGAGTCACGCACCTAAGCAAGGTGTAAAAAGTAGGGTGCGGGTTCAAATCCCGCCTGCCTGAAATATTTAGAATTGGGATGAGATAGTGACAGAATGGTAATGCAGACGAATGTCCTGGTGTGCGGGAAAGTCGTACTGACGAGTACACCTAATCAGTTCTTTGAGACCTGGATAGCTTCCGGCGGTAAAAGAACGAACAGTCAGTTATAAGGTTCGAGTCCTTATCTATCTCATCCCTATAATTTATCCTGAATACAAAAGAAAACTTTTCCTTCTATAATAGAAGAGCAAAGGGCAGAGTTAGAATACTATATGAGAAAATACGGTGAAGAAATTGATGCTCATAATTATTATGTGAAAAAATTAAGTAAGGAGAATAAAAATGGAAAAGACAATTAAAAAATGTCCATTCAGAAAATCTTATGGATTCATTTTTAGATATGAAGATAAGTCATATAAACGTAAAACGGGTTCAAATGAAACCCCATCTCAAATAGATGAGACGTTCTTAGATTGTATAGGCAAAGAATGTATGGCTTATATTGAATTTAACGGCAGGGCTTTTTGTAAATTAATGAAATAAAGGAGCAATCTTATGATAGATATTAAAACCGCAGGAATATTTGCGATGGGTTCGACTTTAGGCGTCTTATGGGGAAAGTTAAAAAGCATTTTTAATTCTCTTCGTTCATTGGTAATTGTTAAAGTAGATTTATTTTTTCCAACTTCTTATGCAAAACATTTATGGATCGCTCAAAATTTCTTCTTTCCCATTATAAAAGATAAAAAAATAATTTTAGTAGATTATATGGGATATAATGAATACAACTCTATTCCTGAAACTATAATAATCAGTCCTCTTTTTTATAATTATAAGGGGTTTGTTTTATATAAGAAAAAAATCCCTGTTTTTATTAATTTGGATGATGATAATGAAATTCGTTTCGTCTCTTTTTTCTTTTTGAGATTTACAATAAATATAAATAAATTATTAGAAGATATTTATGACAAATATAAACAGAGTCATAATTTATATGTAGATAGAAATTCAGAACGATTTTCAATTGAGCATATGGGAGGTACTAAAAATTCTTTGAAAAAATATCGTGAGACAGATACTATAGAAGAAAAAGAAGCCTCTTCTTATAAGTCTGATGAAAAAAGTGATGCTTCAAAAATAAGAAACATATATTGGAACGTAAGAGGAAGACATTATATGGTTTTTAATAAATTCAGATTATATAAAATATTAAAAGGTGATTGGAGAAAAATAGAAAAGATACATCAAAAAACAAGGGATGATTTATTGGAAGAAAAATATAATTTATATATTCCGCCAGAATGGAATATATTAATAAAAGATGTTAAATTTTGGAAAGAAAATTATGAATTATTTATTAAAAATTCTGTTCCTCATAAACGGGGATGTTTATTATATGGACCTCCTGGTTCGGGTAAATCTATGTTGGTAAGATATGTTGCTGATTTACTTAATATACCAGTTTTTGTGTTTCATCTAAATGAATTAGATGATTATTCTTTTAGAAATAGATTTAAAAATATTGGTAATGAGAAAGGAATTTTTCTCATAGAAGATATAGATAGTATTTATGACAAAAGAAAAAATATTCATAAAAATATGTTAGGAAATTATGTTAGCTTTGAAACATTGATTAACGAAATTGATGGTGTTGACAAAATTGCTAGTTTCTACTTCATAGTTACAACCAATAATCCTCAAAAAATAGATAAAGCTTTGATAGATTATAATAAAGAAAAACAAAAAGCAATCATTACGAGACCAGGAAGAATAGATATTGCTGTCAAATTAGATTATTTAGATGAAAAAGGAAAAGATTTTATATTGTCTCATATCATGAAAGATTATTTTTCCAAAGAAGAAATTCAAAATAAATATAAAGAGATTAAAAACAAAAAAATGGTAATTGCTGATGTTGTAAATTATGCAATAAAAAATGTTGTAAATAAACAATATGTAGGAGACCTATTATGAGTAAAAAAACAAAAAAAGAATTTGAAAAGGCTGTAAATCGTGTCTATAATGAGTTATCTAATATGTCCCAATCTGAGTTCAAGAAGTTATTAGATGACCATAAGATTGGAGATATTTATTATATCATACGAGATAAAATGCGAACAGTATCATTGGATAATATGAAGATAGATAATAGAAAAGAAAACAAATATAAAAACGAAATTAAAAAGTTACGAAAGAAGGCAAAGAAATTAGGAGTAGTTTATATTGAAACTTTTGGGGATATTTCTAAAGATGAAGAGATTAGGGGATTAGAATATTGTCTTGATTATATAGAAAAAGATTTAACTACAGATGCGGTATCTGAAGAAACTAAAAAAGAGATAAATGGAAATCCTCTCATAAGAGATAAAAGTGGAAACTATAATAGTACAGATGCTTTTGTGACTTTTGTATATCTTTTAGGGAGAGATTATTTATCATTAGGAAAAATACAAGAAGCATTAAACATATCTGTTAATCCCAATAAACGAAATATTAAATTTTCTAATGGTTGGCTTGCTAAATATGCCGAGTATGTTGTGAATAAATTAAAGGAGTAATTATGAAAAAAAAGAAAAATGAACCAGATAAATCAATTGAACTTCCGAAAATGAAACACGTTCTTTGGGAATGTGGAACATCTTGTATAATCTGTGGACAGTATTTTTATAGAACATACCAAAGCAAATATTGGAGTAAAATCTGTTCTGAATGTATAGAAATGGGAGCGGAACAAAAACTTGATGAGAGGATCGAAGAATTAAAATACACATCAACTTTAAAATTGAGATTGAATTTATTGAACATTTGCAATCCGTTAATTCGTTATGCAAGTAAATATATACTTCAAGAACGTAGTTACCAGAGGGTTGATAGTCATTACAAATCCGTAAGAAAGAATATTTTGAAAAAATAATAAATAAATAGGAGAAATAAATGAAAGTAAAAGCATTTACATTTCTAACTACGAAGGAAATGGAAGATACCTTAAATACATGGTTAGAAACAAATTTTACAATTAAGATTGCATTCATTGCACAAAGTGAAGACGAAGAGAACATTAGAGTCTCAATATGGTATACAGAATAGTGGGGTTAAATGAACACAGAATGGTTGAAGAACTTGAAACATTCAATAGTAGTTGGAAGGAAGAGAACGTATAAAGACTACTTAAATTTTATGAGAATGATTAATAAATTAAAAGGAGTGAACAAAATGAAAAAACAGGTAGAGAAACGAAAACCAAGAAAACAAAAGGATTATGTTGAAACAACACTAATAGACGAAAATAAAATGCTTTTGTTACAGATAATTCTTTTAATCTCTATGTTTTTTGATACTAATGTTACACTTGTTGCAATAGGTCTAACAATAAATTACTGGTTATACAGACTTGTAAAAAATAGGAATAAGACGAACAAGGGGGAGAAAAAATGAAGATACAGGCAATAAAGTGTCCCAATTGCGGAGATATAATTTATTCTCTACATAGACATGATTTTCAAAAATGCAAATGTGGAAAAATATACATTGATGGTGGATTTGACTATACTCGTATAGGATGTTCCACCGATATTGACCCACATAAAATCGAATATATCACAATTAAAAGAACTAAGAAACAATTGGATAAAGAAATAAAGGAGAGAGATAATTAATGAAAAAGATAACAACTATAACATCTATAATCGTATTATTATTTCTAATATTTGTTGTAATAGAAATGATTTTTGCCCCACAAAAGAAAGCCAAATATTTTATCAACAATTTTATATACATTACTAAAGAAAAAATGGTAATGTCCTATCAGGGATTGTTCAATATAAAGATAAATCAACCGGCATTTTATATACAATATTCAAATGGAAAACATCAGATATTTAAATATCCTGATGTTGTAGTATTAAGTAAATCAAGTAACGCCAATTACAGAAAAGTGGCAACCTACTTAATGTGGAAATTTGTCAGAAACAAACAATTTCTTGCTAAATACTTTAACTATATTCCATACCAATTATTATATGTAACGAATTCATTTACATTCAATAAATACGAAATAGATGGATTTATATTTCTAAATGAAGTAAATACGACAGGCGGAGAATGGTGTTGGGGTATAAATGGTATTCCAAGTGAATCAAATAATATATTTATAAACTCTGAAATGATTAACAATTGTATAGTTGTTACAAATTTTAGGAGGTTACCATAAATCATATTAAAAATGGAGGTCAGTTGAATGCCAATATATGAATACAAATGTGACAAATGTAATTTAGTAAAAGAAGCAACACATAAAATGAATGAGAAACCTATAATAAAATGTGACAAATGCCATAAAAAGATGAGAAGGATTTTTTCAGTGGCAGGAATTAAATTTGTTGGTCCAGGATTTTATACTAATGATTATAAAGATTTAAAAAAGGTACATCCAGAAGCCGTTGAAGCCCACGAAAAAGGAATTATATAAAATAAAAAATAATAAAAACGACAAATAAAAATATATTATTAGAAAATAGATAAAACTTAAAAAAGAAAAAACTTACCAATTTTTAAACTCCCGATATAAGTTAAGGAGAATTGATATGCCAGATTATACTTTACAAGATTTTGTGATAGATACAACAGAACAAATATTAGAAATAACGCCAGTGGATAAATATTTAAAAAGTAGTATTTTTGTTATTAATAAAGGAGATAAGACGGTAACCGTCAGGATTTATGGTTCTCCTACTGGGGCAACCATTGAAAAATTTGCTTCATATAAATCTGGTTATGAAAAATATTCACAGTCTGAAATAAATCTTCATTATATTCTTATAGCACAATTTAATGTGTCTCCTAATGATAATCATTATTTAGATTTAAGTGATTATGTTTTCGATTATTTCAAAATAACAGCAGAGACAGGTTCTGGCGAAACTACGATTAATTATAAAATTCAAAAAGCCTATTCAATGTTAGCATAAAGGAGTTTAAAAATGCAAGGTGTATTTCCAAGCAACGTTATTCAAGATTTTTTAGATGCATTCCATGAAATTATTGTTGTTGAAAGTGCTGATATGGTAGAAGTTTCAACCCAACGAATAGCACAGAAAATGAAAGATGAAGCAAAAAAAACAATATGGATAGAAATTACAATAGGAAAAAATGCAGGTGGGGATATTATATATGCAAAACAAACTTACAGGGGGAAAGATAAACCATCCTGGATCCCCGCAGGATTAGAATAAAATGAGTTTGATTAAATATATAAAAGAACATTTAATATTTGGCTCAACTTTTGGAGGAGGTATTCCTGTTTCTCATGTCCCTCGATTTTGGGCATATCAAGATTTTTCTTCTATAACTGGTACGAATTTAACAATAACTCAAAATGAAAATGCCACTTCATCATATACTCCTAACAATAGTCAGATAGTATCAAATTCGGTTGTTATAACAGATACCAACGGAAAATCTATTTATACTGGAACTACTAGATTATTTTCAAGTAGAGTATATGCTTCTAATACAAATCAAAATGTTACTCTGAATGCCGTTCCTAATAATATTTGGTCTCCTTTTAGAATTTGGTATTTAATAGAATCTTCTTTCAAACCTGATGGAAGAATTGAAGCACCGAAATTTGTTACTAAACAAAGATTAGAAATGCTAAATGCCACTTATGTTGATCAAACAGGGGATACTATGTATGGCAATTTAGATATGAATTCTAATCAACTAACAAATCTTCCTTCTCCTATTTCAAATGGAGAACCTCTTATTTATGGTAATGCAGATGATGTTTATTTTTATGATACTACAAGAAGCAAAATATTATCAGTTTCTTGCATAGCAACTATAGCAGGAAACAACAATACTAATGTTACAAATCAATATTTAAAACAGGTTGATGGTATATATACAAATATAAATGGATTTCTATTGCCCAATAATACAACACTGGTTTGCATAGTTGCATCATCAAAGATTGGAATAAATGCGACATGGACAGCAGAAATAAGAAAGAACGGTTCACCGACAGTTATAGATTCAATAACAATTACAAACTCAGACAGAGCGTATGACTCAACCAAAAATACTGATTTTAATGCAGGAGATATTATTGAGATATATATGAACGGAACAGGAATTAATAGTCCAAAAGTAATACTACATCTTAGGAGACGTAAATAATGGCATTTAAAATAACAACAACAGGAACACAAGACTTAATAGTATTCAATGATCTTGGAGCGAGATCATTTAGTCATCCTACTATTGACTATGATTTGGAACAAGAATTTGATATAGATGAAATAAGCAAATCAAATGATATTCAAAATGCAATAAATCAGGGTTGGATAACAGCTGAAGATGGTCTTGGTAATCCTGTAACTAACATACTTGGATATTATTTAACAGCAGATCAAAAAGATGCAATCACTCACACACCAAATACAATAAATGCGTCAAATCCTCTTGCGGATAAGATGTATGTTGATGCAGTTAGTGTGGGAATACACCCTCTTACTCCACCTGCACGAGTAGCAACTACTACTGCTCTTCCATCGAATACATATTCCAATAATACTATAACAGCGACTACGAATGGTTCTATCAATGATACAGGGATCGATAGTATAACTAATCTTACTTTGAATGACAGAATACTTGTCAAAGATGAAACAGATAAGTATAAAAATGGTGTATATTATGTATCTCAAGTTGGTGATGCTAGTAATCCCTGGATATTAACAAGAACAACAGATGCCGACACATGGGAAGAAATTAGAAAGGCTCTTATTCTTATTGATGAAGGAACTGTAAACAAAAACTCTGGGTATCTTTGTGTTATATCGGATAGTGGTACGTTGGGAGTTGATGATATTGATTGGGAGTTATACTCCCGTTTTGAATCAGCAATTGGAGATAATATAGGAACAGGCGGCGTAGGTATCTATAAGGATAAGGTTGGAAATGTTCTTCAATTCAAGAGTATAAACGTCGGTTCTAGCAAAATGACTGTAACAGATGATGTTTCCAATAATGAAGTTGATTTAGATATAGACGAATCGAATATAGTTCACGACAATTTAAGTGGAGCAGGAACAAAAACACATTCAGAAATAGATACACATATCGACAGTACGTCTAATCCTCATTCAGTTACAAAAGATCAAGTGGGATTGGGTAATGTTCAAAATGTAGATACCACGATTGCGGCCAATGTAACTATTCAGGATTCTGATGATAAATATAATGCTTCCAATGTGGAGACAGCACTAGCCGAGATTGGAGAAACTAAATTCTGGAATGGGTTTGATAGACAAAATCCTGATAGCATGGGAGATTTAAGTTGGAATAATTCAACAAGAACAATGACTATATCTCCTAAATCGGGAGAATCAGATTTTCATTTTTGGAGTAAGGGAAAAAAGTTTTCAAAAACATCTTCTCAAAGCATTCAAATTCCAGATACAACTGGTGCTTATTATCTGTATTTTGATGAAAATGGCAGTATCCAATATATTCTTCAAACTAGTTTAGTGTTATCATATTATGAAAATTATGCTTTATTTGCATTTGTATATTGGAACGCCACCGATAGTATAGGGTTGCCCGGAGATGAAAGACACGGAATAAGAATGAGTGGTGCAACCCACGCTTATAATCATCTTACAACTGGTGCAAGATATGAAGATGGAATGGATATAGAAGGACTGGTAAGTGGAAATAAGACTTATACAAAAACAACATCAGGTCACATGTGGGACGAGGATATTAGACATATAATTTCTGAACAGACAACTCACAAATTCTTATACAGAAAAGGAACGAATGGAGAATGGACAGTTACATCGGCAAATAATTATGTTGGATATTTGCCTTCTGGTAATACCTATTACGTTTGGAATGAATGGGACGGAAGCACGTGGAAATTATCCGAAGGAACATATTCTACAGATTATTATATATATTTCTTTGTTGCTATTCCTAATATAGAAGGATATTCAATTTATAAATTGATTTCTCAATCAGCGTATAGTTCAGCGGGAAATGCAAGAACAGCAATCGAAAATGAAATGAGAAACATAGTATTGACTGGACTTCCATCGCCTGAAATGATATTCTTGTATTCTGTAATTGTAAAAAGAAACGGCAACTTGGTTGCTATGAGTGATGGAAGTGTTTATTATGATTTACGTTATCTTAGAGGCGGGGTAGGGAATTCCGATACTACACATATAGATACAGAGATAAAGAAAGCCAAAGACATTTATATTTTAATGACTAATTATCAATATAATCAGCCATATTTAGATACAGTATCATTAACTTATGTGTCTGCTGCCCGTTTCATATTTAGAGGAACAGATATTGGAACACCAACGAAAATAAAAGCAACCTGTTGGGTCGATAATGTAGGTGATATAGGAGCAATAAAAATATATGATTTAACAAATTCAGCAACTATTGCAGAAAATAATAATATAACTAATACAACAGAAAGTATTATAGATTTAGGAACACTTTCCAATTTGCCTTCATCAGAAGCAATATGGGAAGTCCAATTTGCCAGACCAACTGGAAGCGGGCAAGATAAATTTAATTTATCATCTTTATTAGTTGAGTTTAATTAGGAGGATTAATATGCTTTACAAATATAGACTATATTGCGAAGATGAATATGGACTTTCTGTTGAAACAGGAATTAATAAAAAATAAAAGGAATGACAAATGAAAAAAATAAAATGGGAAAAGGATAAAGAAATTATTTTTACATTTTCAAATCCAAATCATAAAGATACAAAAAAAGCCAAAATTCAGATTTTTAAAAAAAATAAATTAATTTTATTTGATATTATGAATGAGCATGATATTATTCCTGATGTATTTTTTTATAAATGGTATCCTGATGTATCAGGAAATTTTAAAATCAATTATATAACAAATAAAAATATTTATGAAGAAGAAATAAATATTGAAGAAAAACAAATTAATATTTCAAAGGAATGGTAAGTGAATTTAGGATATAAGTCAATAGGAAATTTACCTATTTTTATTTTACTTTCTGGTGGAGAAACTAATTTATACCCACAATGTGAAATATATGATAGCACTGGAACATTATTAACAACATTAGATTTGTCACATAAAGTAAATGGATTTTATTTATTCAACTGGGACATATCATCAATAAATGTAGGATATTATGAAGCAATTTATAAAATTTATACCGATGTAGCGCATACTACATTATCGGATTTGTATGGTCTAGTATCCGAACCTATTTTAATAGAATATGCAAGTAATGATGAGATGAATAGTAATTTATCTGATATTCAAACACAAACAAATAAAATGCAATTTGATGGTGCAAACAATATTCAATCACGAGTAAATGATAAAGGTGTCTTAAATAATCCACCTTCTGAAGATATAGATGATTATAAGGCAGATGTTTCTGGATTGGCAACAGAAACTAATGCAACAAATAATAAAAATGAAATTATAAACGAAATTGATAGTATAAAAACTGACAATCTTGATTTAAGAAATTTTAATACGGCAGGAGTTTAAAAATGGCAGTTCGCAGAGAAGATGCAATAATAAATGAACAATTAGATTTAAGAATAATGTTTCGATATGATGATTCGGGTGTTCTATTTGACCCTTATCAAATTAGACAAGTTGAAATATTGGACACCGATGCTACAACTGTTTTAGAGACAATAACAAATATTACAAGATTAGGCGTAGGAGAATATCAAATAATAACTGATAGTAGTTGGAACACAGTATCAAGATTGGTTTATGATAAATGGTATTTTACAAAATCATCAGGATTAAGTGAAGATGTTGCATTAGAAGATACGTTTATAAAATCTCTTAATATTTCTGTCGAGGCTTCTATAAATAATTTAATAAATGACTTAAGAGTTCTTTTAAAAGATACTCATCCTGATTATACAAAAAGACGTTTTACAGACAATGAATTAAGACTTTATCTTGAACAGGCGTTACTTGATATTAATGTTCAACCACCTGCATTTACTGATTTTACATTATTTGATTATGAAGATAATGTTCCAGAGTGGAGAGGATTAATAACTCAAGGCGGAATGATTTTTGCATTAATAAGTGAAGGTGTTTTTCAAATAGGATTAGAATTTAATTATAGCGATAATGGAATTTCAATTAATACAGATAAATCTGGAAAATATCAGAATATGGCTAATATGTTATTACAAAATTATCAAAATTATAAAAAATCAATTAAACAACAATACTGGTTTCAATCAAGCAAACCGAGAGCATTGCTATCTGTTCCAATTCCCATGAGAATCAGATCATATGCTCCTAGGATGTGGAGAGTGCGTTAATTCATATAATAAAAGAGAATATTATGAAAAAAATATTAGGATTTACGTTGATGTTTCTTGTTTTTACATCATTTACAAAAGTTGGAAAAATTAAACTTTTCAAGGGGAGAATTTTAACCGAAAAAAAACAGAAATCTCCTTGCTTCAGCCGGGAGATGAATGTAATTGCCTGGGACGGGCTATTGTCGAAAGACAATATTCTGCAACCAGTTTGCAGGAAGCACTTTCCTTTAGGGGAGTGTAGTTCACTAAAAAATAAAACTAATTTGATAAAAACAATAGAATACATCTTGGACCCACGGCTGTTGCAGGGGTAAGGGGGGCTGATGTATCTAAAAAAAATATTCATAGAAGCCCCTCTTTTTTAATTTGGATAGAATAAATGGCATTTAAAGACTATAAAAATGATTATGAGCATCCCAAGATTCCAATTGGGCATAGACATATTGAACCGAAAGAATCTTTTGAGATTGATTATATCTATGAAGAAATTCTTTATAGAAATAAAATGATTTTAGAAACAAGTGGAGATATTTGTCAAATATTTAGAAAAAAAGTTCATGGAACAAGATGTACCAATCCTGAATGCCCTGCCCATGAAAATTATCAACAAGAAGGTTCTCTCGATTGTCCTGTATGTTTGGGGACGGGATATGTCGGAGGATATGATTATGTTGAGGAAGTTTATGTTAGATTTCCATTAGCAGAAGAAAAAATAGCATTATCACAAGATGGAATTATGCGGGTAGTTAAACCTATTATCTGGACAATGCCAGAACCCAAATTAAGACAATTCGATATTATTATTGATTTTAGTCAACCACAAGTAGTACAAGAAGAAACTATTGTGGACAAAGAAATTACAAGAGAAATCGGAACATCATTTGATGTGTTAGATGATAATATAGGGGAATTTAGGCAACTTGTTAGAATTATAAAAATCTCTAACAATGCTAATTCATCAGAAGATTATAAATACGATATAGATTATGAATTATCTAATAATGGTATTTTATGGAAAACAGATAACCGACCCGAAGATTACGATAGTTATTTTGTAACTTATGAAGTTACAAATAGTCATTATAGGAGATATGAAATTACTGCAGTTAAACCGTCACCATGGCGAGGTAGAATTTTAAGCCAAAGATTTGATGTTACAGAATTAAATATAACACATCCATCATATAAAATACCTGCTGAAGAATTAGGAAACGAGGAAATTAATATTATTTATAACCCATTCCCAACAAGTAAATGGTTCGATAGGACAACATAATGGCGATAAAATTAGAATTAAAAGTAAAAACGACAAATGAGTTTATAATTAAAGAGAGAGAGTATACTAAGATAATTGTAGACGTTGTGGCAAAAGGAAAGGATGTTAAAAATGCCTCCGTTTCTTTTGCTATTAAAAATGGATTATCGGGTACTCTTAATCCGACAAGTTGTACTACAAATAAATATGGCAACTGTGAAACAATTTTTAATGCCGATGAGACTGGAAGATATGAAATAGAAATAACGGCAACAAAAACTGGTTTCACTGACGGTTCTTTTACAATTGAAATTATATCATTAGATGACCCCGTAGAATATTCCTCAAAAAATGTTTTATATCTAAATATAATAGAACAGAGAAAAAAAGATTTATTAAAAGAATTAAGAAATTATTTAGATAATGATAAAGAATTTTATAAAAGTACAGGCGCAACTGATAGGATAACTTATCTGACTGAATGGAACTTTGCAGTTAAAGATTTTCCTTTAATAGTTGCTTCTAATGAGGGTCCTGAATTCAAATTGGCCGGAATAAATAATATTATAGATAATCAAACTTTCGGTGGGTTTGTTAATATTAATTTAGGTCTTAATATAGTAGCAGAAAATAAAAACATTTTAGATAGATTAACAGAAAAATGTATTTTTATTTTAGGAACATTAAAAAGATTAGAACTTTACGGGAAATATGGTTTATGGATTGAATCCATATCAACAGGTGGATTGGCAACAGAAGAATATGGAGCAAGAATGCTGTTTGCCAATAAAATAACTTTAAATACCAGATTAGAACTTGTCCATAATATTATAGTAAAAGATTCTATTGAGTCTATTAATACAAGTGGACAAAGCATATAATTAGGAGGATTTATAATTATGGCAATATATGTAAAACCAGGAGCATATTCAAGATTTATTGAAACTGCTGGTACGGTAATTTTAGGTGCAGGAACAAGAATCCCCGCCATTATTGGACCATCTTATACCTATAAGATTGCAGAAGAAACTTTAGTAAGAGGGAGCATTTATCCTTATCAACCTGATACGGCTGACGCACTAAGCCATTCTGGTGTAACAGAAATTTTAAGTGTAGGGAATATTCCTTATACTTCTGATTATACAGAAAATAGTGATTTTCAGTTAGTCAATGATTCTATTGATTGGAGCCTGGGTGGCGATGAACCTTCAGTTGGTGATAAATATTATGTTAGATATAAATATGCTAAATCTACAACTGATTACAATCCAAAGCTTTTATATCGCAAATCGGAAGCACAGGCAGAATACGGAGAAGAACTTTCTGATAATCCATTGATGATTGCTTTATCAATTTATTTCGAGAACGGACCTGCCCCTGTTGTAGCAGTTCAAACAAATGGAACAAATGTCCAGGCTTTTAAGAATGCAATTGATTTATTAAAAAATCAGGTAGAAGGTGCTGATGTAACACATTTGATAGCATTGAGTACTGAATCTGAAATACATACTTATCTTTTAAATCATGTTTTGACAATGAGTTCTATGTTTCAAAAGAAAGAAAGACGTGCATTGATTTCTACTGCAATTAATACCACTTCTGGAGATATGAAAGCTAAAGCTAATGCTATGGCAAATGAAAGAATTATTTATGTTCCTCAATGGGCATCGAGAAATATCAAAAAATCTGATGGAACTTATGATGATTTTACTCTTGATGGGACTTATGTCAGCTGTGCAATTCTTGGACAAATGATCAATAGAAATATTGAAGAATCTATAACCAATGAAGCAATTAGTGGATTTAAAGAATTATCTAAAATCTATCTTGAAGATGAGGCCGATGATTTGGCTAATGAAGGAATTCTGTTACTTTATTCAAAAGGTGGGATTATAAAAGTAAGACATGATATTACAACTTCTACAGCAACTCCTGAAGAAAACCAATGGAGTGTTGGAGAAATCAAAGATTATGTTATTAAGAATGTTAGAGATGTTCTTGAAAATCAGTGGCTTGCCAAATCAATTTATGGCGCCGAGACGGTAGGAAATATTCAGAGAACTGTTTCTGCTACATTAGATAAATTCATCGAATCAAGAATAATCACTGATTATAATGGTATTGAAGCAGTTCAAAATGCACAAGAACCAAGACGAATAGATGTTACTTTTAATTTTAAACCTGTTTATCCGTTAATGTGGATATTTATTAATTTTAGTATAATAAAGAGTTAAAACTTAATTTTAATTTGGAGGATTTTTAAATGGCTGAAGTTTACGAAAAATCTAAAGATTACCCTGCTGGTGTAGTGCCTTTTAATAAAGCCGTTATACCTGCAGCGAATATTCTTACAATAAATGGAAAATGGATAGGATTTGTTCAAAGTATAGAACCGATACAAGCAAGAGATGTTACAGAACAATATGAAGTCGGAAGTATTGGTCCAGTTGATATGCTGCCTGGACAACCTTCTTATTCCTTAAAATTGACAAAAACAAAAATCTATCTTCATAATGCTATGCAAATTTTTATGGAACAGGGTTATCAGGCAAAAGGATATGAAGTTAAAGATGCAATAAAAGGACAGATGGTTGGAGACGATGCAAATAAAGAAGCCGAAGTTTTTTCTTTGATTATCCATAATATTTTACCGTTTGATATTGAAGTTTGGGAATTAAACTATGGTGTGGACGCTGAAGGAAAACCACTTGATTTTAATTTGGACCCATCTTCTAAAAATAAGATAGTTGAAAAATATGTTAATTGTTGGATTACTAATTATACAAAACCGATTACTCAGGGCACAGTAAATGAAGTTGAAAGTATAGATTTAAAAGCACAGAAATTAAAATTTGAGCAGGGATAATGGATAAAGTTATTATTAACAAAATAAAAAAAGAATCTATTATACAAAAATGCAGAACATGTGTTTATGGCAAAGACTATGATTTGCAAAATGTAAATGCACCAAAAGGCTGGGTTTATTGCATAAGATGGAATGGGCTTAAACCAATTAATGGTTGGTGTAGCGAATGGAAATCTTAAAACTTAAATTTTTTTAAAAACAAAGGAGGAATAACATGTTTACCGAAAATGAACTTGAGAAAATTATAACATTAGGTGTTATTCAAAAAGAATTTCAAATTTCAGGAATGACATTTTTAATGCGTAGTTTGACAGCACAAGAAATGTGGGAAGTTCTACGTGAAGTATCAGGATATGATGATGCAGCAAAAATGAAGGGAATCGAAATTAAAACGTTAGCAAGAAGCATTATTGCAATAAATAACAAAAAATTAGAATATATTCCTGAAGAAAAAGATGATATAATTACGTATGATAAATTAATAAAACAAAATGAGAGAATATTAGGAAAAACGCAGGGAGGAATTATTGATCTGCTTTATACCAAATATGGGGAATTAATGGAGGAACAAGAACATTTTTTGCAACAATGCACTACCGAGTTAAAGAAAAATGGTCAAGACAAAAATGGAAAATCGGTAGAGCTATCGGAATTGAAAAAATAATTGATATTTCAAAAGGAATACTTCCCATTCAAGAAGCATGGATTACTTATAACTATATAGAGGATGAAAAAGAGAAAATACAAAATATAGAAGATATTGTAAAAGAGATTGGTTGGAGATTAAGACCCGAAATTGCATGTAAAATTGAAGAACAATCTAAAAAAAGAAAAAAAACTAAAAATGAACATATTAAATTAATTGAGCAATTGTTTAAAAGGAATATTTAATGCCAATAGAGAATCCATTAGAGAAATTAGTTGAAAAATTATCCTTGATTAAAGAAGAAGAAGGCACATATTCACAAGAGTATTTAAAAAATAAAAAAGAATTATTGCGTAAATTGAGAAATTTATACGGGCTAGAAATAGAAGAAGGCCAAGAATTTATTCGGAACTATTCAAAAATTGTCAGAGAAAGTAAAAAAATAATAAATGAAGAAAAAAAAATAAACAAAAGTAAATATGAAATTGAACAAGAATATTATAAAAAACTGTTATCCGATGCAAAAAAATTTTCAAAAAAAATACCCGGAATAGCAGATAATAAAATAATAGAAAATAAAATAAAATCTTTATCATCTAAAATAAAATTCGATAAAATTCAAACTGGATTACAAAATATTTCTAAAATAGCAGGAAAATCCAAACTAGGAAGTTTTGCTAATGCTTTATCTGGATCAATGAATAAAGTAAGCGCCATGCAGAAAGGCGTTACCAAACTTGGTCTTAAATTTGGGATGTCCGGCAAAGCGGCTGCGGCTGCTGGTGGACCTATCGGAATAATTGTTTTTGTTTTATTAGAAATTGGAAAAGCGGCATGGAAAGTTTATAAGGATATGGCGAAATTAAGGCGAGAAATGGGAGAAATGTCTGCTTCTGTAGGAGATGCTGCTTATGGTTTTGGTAATGCTTCATTATCTTATAAAATTGCATCCAAAGTAATTACTCAAACAGGGGAGGGTGCAGAAGAAGTTAAAAAAACAATGGCAATGTTAACTAGTGGCGGATTTCTTTTGCTTAAAGGTAGTATAAAAGATGTTCGCAAAACTGTAGGGGATTTAGTAGGAAATATGCTTAAAGTTAGAATGGGATTTCGATTGTCTAATGATACAATATCACAAAGTATAAAATTATTTAATCAAGAATATAAAATTAAAAGAAAAGCGGATGTTCCAGGTGCTCTAGCTAAATTAACTAGTGGATATTCAAAATTGAAAATGACAAGAGATCAATATGCCAAAACCTTATTGAATGAATCAAAACAATATTGGGAATTAGGTATTAATGTTTATTCTTTTTCAAATCAATTAAAAAGAGCATCTAATTTAGGATTTGGGGCTGCACGTTCAATAAGATATGTAAATGATATGATGCTTAATATTAGAAAATCAGCTATTGGCAGTAGAGCCTATTTGGCTGAACAGTTGGGTATTGCAAAAGGAAGTCCTATCGCAGGAGCCTTTATGTTAAAATATGCTCCCAAAAAAATGTTGGGATTAGAAGGTGAAAAAACATTGGGAGAACGTGCTGTTGAATTATCATTAAAAAAAGTTGTAGGAATGTCTAAAGAGCAATTTCAGAGATTATCCCAAGTGGAAAAATATAAATATGCAGGGCAGGTGGCTATGTTTGCTCAAAAGACATATAATCTTTCAGAAACGACTATTATGGAATCTTTCAAAAAATTTGGTTTAGAGCTGAGAAAAGAAGTTCTTCCTAAGGATATTGGAAAGAAACAATTAGAAACTGCACAGAAACAGGCTGATACATTATATGAAATGTTATCAATTGATAAAAAAGTAGGTAATTGGATTAGTAAAGTGGGATATAATCTTAAATCAATATTTGTAGATGTGATGGAAAAAATAACTGGAAGCGAAGGTCGCCGTCCTAAAAAACATTCTGGGGGAATGATAGAATTTCCCAAATATCATAATGGACTAGGACCAGATGAAACAGCAATAATAGCTAAAGTAGGAGAAGGAGTATTAAGCAAAGAAGTTGGGGTTCCAACGGCAGGTGGTCCAGATGCAGTAAGACAGATGAATATGGGAATACCACCAACAGGTGGGGGAAGAGGACAATTAGATATAAATGTAAACATAGAAATATTAAAACCTTATATAGAAGAAGCAATTAACCGAGCTTTATTAGAAAATTCACAAGTAGTGATGTTTGGGTAAATTATGGCTACATTTGCAATAGATAAAAAAATAAATGAAAGATTTCCTGAAACACTTATTAGACAAGGAATATTTTCATCTTTTCAATATCAAGCACCTCAAGTTCCTGAAAATAAAAAATCTCGAATGATATTTACAGATTTAGTATCTTTTAATGAATCAGAAACTTATCCAGATGTTGAATTATATTTAGATCCTAAAACTATTCAGGTTTCTAAACCAGTTATTCAGCGTCAACAATTAACAAAAGGTGGGTTTGTAATTCAATTTTGGGGACATCAATTAACAAAAATATCGGTAAATGCTGCTACTGGTAATTTTCAGCCCCTTTATGGAACTCAATTTGTGCTACCGTCTTTTGCGACTGCAAAAGCTACTGAATCTTGGTTTAATCAAGTTAAAGAAAGATGGATGAAGGGTGGAGGTCCACTTAAAATTTTTTCAAAATTTAAAGAATGGGCTTTTCAAAACAGATTTAATCTTGATAAACCTTATGAAGGCAGACCGATAATAAAATTAATATGGGAAGATTATGTTTATAAAGGATTTTTTAGCAATTTTAATTATAATTTAGATTCTTCTATCCCATTTAATATTAATTTTACTTTTGAATTTATTATTTTAAAAAGAGAAGATTGGCGATATAAAGATACAGGCGGAACTATACCAACCCATAAATTAATAGGTGATCCTATAAATACAATTTCAAATAAAGTGAAGCAAGAAACTGCCGTTGTAGTAAGTTATGGTAAAAAACAGTTAAAGAAATTAGGCGATAAATCAAAAACAATAAACAAAATATTAGAAAATTCAGGAATATTAGAAGATGTTCCTGATAAAATAACATTATGGTAGTTTATAACTATGGCTCAAATTTCACATCTCAAATATGATTGTCGAGTTTTTTTATGCAAATATAATAGACAACCTGTCAAATTTAAAATTTATGAAGATGTTTATTATGAAATAATAAAAGGACTTAAATCTGTTAATGTAACATTAAGCAGAACAGGAATGGGAACTGCTAATGTGGTTATTTTCTTACCTCTCAATAATCAATCAAATCATAAAGAATATAATAGTAATAATATATTATTAAAATATGATAGAGGTAAAAAAGAAGAAAAGGTCAAAACTGTTACTAGGGATGATTTTCTTAAATATAGAGAAAGATTAATCAAGTTATATCCCAGTAAAAAAGTTAATGAAATTATTGATAGAACATTTAGATTTGAAATTAATGGTAAGAAAGTATCATCTCCCACAGGATATGAAGAATTTTTAAAAATACAAGTTGTAACAGAAACCGGTGGAGATTGGGGCGTCTTAACCGACAGTACGACAAAAATGAATCCGTCGTCTAAAAGAGAAGATATTTTTAAAGATAAACAAGGAAACCCTTTTATTTTTAAATATGAACCTATTTTGAATGATGATTTTACAGAATGTGTTTTTCAACCTATGGATAAAATAAAAATCTATATGTCCAATAGGTTCCAAGGAGACACAATCAATGATGAAAATATTGATAAAATAGAAATAGAAAAATATTCTCAAGTTTTTGAAGGATTAATCAATAATGTTAATATTAATTATAATAATGGAACCATTTCTATTACAATATCTGCCAAAGATATAACAAGATGGCTCGAAATTTCTCAATTTAATCTTAATCCCGCAATAGCAAGTAATAAATTACCTGCTATTTTTGAAAATATGGGTGTTAAAGTTTATGCAACGGCTTTTGCTGAATTCAGTTTGAATGAAATTGTTGAAATGTTAATCGTGGGTTCAGAAGATAAATGGGCAGAAATTACAAGACAAGAATATCTCAATGCTGTTTCTGCTGCAAAAAAAGAAGGAACATATAGTAGTGTTAAGGATAATTTTAGAACAGAAACATTGGAACAACAAAGAGTAGTAAATAATGAAGAAACATATAAAGCAGTTCGTTCTCGAACAATCAGTAATTTAAGTAAAAAAATAACAATAGATAATGACTTATTAACAAAATATAAAATAAAAAGTAAACAAAGTATGACTCTTCGGGACGTGGATAGAATTATATCCAAAGAAAAATTAGAAAATGGTGAAAAATTATCAAAATATCGAAATCAAATTATTTTATCTGAAGATAAAATTAAAGAATTAGAAGTACAAGAGACAAAAGATGTAACAAAATATTATAAAAGAATTCCAGGGCTAAAGGGCGCTGGAAATTTTAGTCTTCAAAAAAAAGACGAAGGGATTGCCCCAGGAGAATCAGCAGGACTTGATACTATCAGACTTGAAACTGATTTTTCACGAGATAAATTATGGATTGATCCTACTATTCCCAAATTTATTCCTTATCGTTCTATATTTAATCAGTTTCAATTATTTAATCATGATAGACGACCAAGATTAGATATAATTAAAGAAATTACAGCAATTAATGAATTAGAATTTTACATGGATTCAACTGGAATTTTAGTTTGTAAAGTTCCAGATTATAATTTGAATCCTGGTACAGAACTTTTCAAATATTCACAGGAAACTTCCTCCAGTTCAAAACCATCTTTATCTTATTCTCGTTCATCCCCTGAATTAGAATTTAAAATGTCAGATGATACATTTTTAATAAAGCCACAAGAAATCATATCTTATAATAAAACTTTGTCTGATGATATAATAAAAACATATTGTATTTTAACTGGAGAATACAGATATGAAATAAATGAAGTAGCATTGGTTAATACTGATATAGCTTTTGATCCATCATTAGCTAAAAGATTTGGTGTTAGAATTATACAAAAAAAAGTTCCACTGATTACTGGTTCTGATAAAAAAGAAGTTCGTGAACTTTTGGCAAAATCATGGTTGAATAGAATTAATTCTAAATGGAAAACTATTAATGTAAGTATTCCACTTCGTCCTGAAATTCAATTAGCAAAAACTGTTGCATTTTTATCTGATAAAATAAAAATAAATACTCGCACCAATTCTGATATTGTTGAATATCTCAATGAAATAGAAAGTCAAATAAAGTCTACCAGTCAAGATTCTGATAAAGATAAAATAAATAATAATAAAGAAATATTGGATTCAATAGAAGTAGGTTATGTTTCTGGAATAACCCATTCTTGGTCAGTAGGAAATCTCTGTACTACACGATTAACATTAACACATGTAAGGAGATGGAGACAGACTTTTGGAACATTGGCATATAAGAGATCAAATTTTAGCCCCTCTGTTTTTAAAGAAAAATCGGTTACTTTGAATTACAGAGCATTAGAAAGTAAAATTATAGATAAGAAAAATTTAAGAAAACAAGCATATATTAAACATCAAAAATGGCTTGCGAAAAAAGGATATTATAAAGGCACTGCTAATGGTGAAGTGACAAATTCTGACAGAGCAGCAGTTAATGATTTTCTGAAAAAACACAATGAAGATTTTCCTGATAAACAAATCAGAGCAGTTAGAAGTGACGAAAATCCTTATGAAAGAACAGACATATTAGAGGCCTTTATTTGGAGCAAATAAGAATGGATTTAAAATTAGCAACAGAAACAATTCAATCTAATTTAGAAGAAATAGATAGATTAGAAATTGAATTGAAAGATGTATCATTAGAAATTCCGCAATTAGACAAATTTGATGATGATACTATTAAATTATATTTGATAGAACAAGAAATTTACCCCGACAATGAAGATTTTGAATATTATAAAACACAAATTTTAACAAATTATCAAAAACGACAAGAATTATTAAATAATATAGAGTATTACAAAACATTAAACTTATCTTTACATAAATTGATTTTATTTTATGAGTCTGAATTAAGAGACACCACAGAAAATGAATTAAATGAATTATTAAAAAATTCAGGCATTCAAGAAAATATTCAAAGATCAATTGATTTTATAAATTCTAATATATTATGAATGATATTAGTTTACAAGATGTAATGGCAAAATTTTTTGACTTGGAAGAAGGACATATTGTAGATGTAGATTTAGATAAAGAAATAGCATCTGTCAAAGTTAATGGTATCACCGTAGATAATTGTGCTTTTTATTTTCCTAATGCTCATAGTAATTTAAAAAAGAGCATAGCATGGGGATTATTCGATTATCCATCTATAGGAGATATAGTTTTAATTTTTAAATATAAAAATCAACCATATATTATTAAAAATTTAAGTGGATATAAGAATATTCAATCAATTTATAAAGAAGGAAAATTACAGATAAATAGAATATCTGATGAAGAAGATGAAGATACATCATTAGAAGAAGAATTAAGAAAGGGCGAATTATTTTTGAGAAGTCTTGGAATGGGAGATATATTTCTTGACAAATTAGGAAATATTATTGTAGATACTCATAAAGAAATTATATTTAGGATTGGTGATAGAGATAATGGATATAAAATATCAGAACCCGAAATAATATTAAGAGTAGGAAGAATCAAAGATGATAATGGTGAAGAAAAAAAAGATAATGAAGATAAAAAAATAAAAGTAGAATTACAATTAAATAATGAAACTAAACTTATATTAAATGAAGATGGTGTTTGGAAATTGGGGTCGGAATCCGCAGACCAAAGTTATATTTTAGGAGATTTATTTAAACAATATTTTGATACGCATACTCACATGGGAAATATGGGTGTTCCCACTGGACCACCTACAAGCACTATTCCCGGTGAAATGCCAGCAAATACATTAAGCAAAAAGATAAAAGGAGCATAATAATGGCATTAGATAAAACTACATTAGCAAATAATTTAATAGACAAATTAAAACAAAATATGGGTGCAGTTGAAAAGGATAAAGATGGCAATGATACTTATTTAGTAACTTTTTGTAATTTACTTGCTAAAGAAATTATAAATCATATTAAAAATAATTCAGAAGTAACTTATCAATCAGGAACATTACAGATTCAGATAGGTTCCACTCCATATCCTGTAACACAAGTTCCAGGAACATCTAATATTGGAAAAGTAAAATGAAAGATATTAAATTAAAAGACGGTGATATTGATGTTACAAACGGAAAAATTCAACTTGTAGAAAAAACAGATAAATTAAAACAGCAATTAGGAAAAATATTATTAACAAATATTGGAAATTATTTACATGAAAATTATGGCTCCCGTATTTCAGAAATGTTGGGAAAGCCTTACATCGGAAATATTGAAGCACAAATAAAATCTGAAATTAGAAATGCTTTAAATTATTTTATTGATCTTCAACAAAAAGGAATTTTATTTAATATGTATGAAATGGAAGAAATTCTTTATAAAGTTGCATATATTAATGTAAATTTATTATCAGGAGATAAAAGAGGTGTTGTAGTTGATATTGGAGTTATAGATGGGACATTACAGAATGTATCAATAGAACAAATCTTTTTAGTATAGGAGACTAAAATGGCTAAAACATATAGTGAAATATTAGCAAGTTTGAAAACGAATTTAGGAAAAATAAGAAGTGAGATAGAATCAACTGAAGGAACTGTGATTTCTGATATTTTTGAAACTATTTCAGATGAAATAGAAAATGTTTATGTTGACATTGCCCATGTTGAAATTCTTAATTCTTTTATAAATTGGGACAAAATGACAAATGAAGAACTTGATGATCTTGCATATAATTATGGATTAACAAGAAAACCAGCATTAAAATCATCAGGGACTGTTTTTTTTAGAACTTCTACTCAACCCACACAAAATATTTTTATACCTTCTGGAACAACTGTTACAACAGAATTAGATGAAAAATTAAATAAAATATTATTCAATACCACTGAAGAAAAAACATTAACGGTTGCCAATATAGATGATTTTTATAATTCGGATACTGGTTATTGGGAGATAGAAGTTCCTGTTCAATGTACTCAAGAAGGCGAAATAGGAAATGTCGGGGTGGGAAATATAAAAATAATTGAAGGTTCAATTACAGGCATAGATGATGTTTACAATTATTCTGCATTTACCAATGGGAAAGAGGAAGAATCTAATGAGGATTTTGCGGCACGAGGATTATTAGCACTACAAGGTGTTTCTGTAGGAACAGAAGCAGGTTATATTTCCAAAATTTTAGAAAATATTTATGTTTATGATGCACTTGTAGTCGGTCCTGGCGATGAACTTATGGTTAGAGATGATGGTCTTGGTGGAAAAATAGATATTTACGTTAAAATAGATAAAAATTCAACTGATGTATATACACAAATCACAGAAACTTTTACCTATAATGGTGAAACTGAAAAAATATTATCAAATGTTCCTGTAAAACAAATTACTTCGGTGGAAGGTAGTATTTCTGGAGTTTTATCGGAAAATACTGATTGGAAATTTGTAGAGGATACAGGAGAATTTAAAGGTTCTATTGATGCAGTAGATAAAATTGAATTTTTGACATCGTTGGATATTGGTGAAGAAATAACTATAACGTATGATTATTTTGATATAGTTCAGACATTAGTGACTCTTGTTGAAGATGTCAGACCTATTACTGCCGATGTAATGGTAAAATTGGCTTCAGAAGTTCCAATTGATGTAACTGCACGAATTACAGCCGATAGCACAATAACTGATAAATCACAATTAGAGAACGATATACAAACAGAATTAGAATCATTCTTGACGTTCAAAGATTTAGATGGAAAAATTGAACAATCAGATATTATTCAACTAATACATAATATTGATGGTGTTGATAATGTCATAGTACCTTTAGATAAATTAGCAAAACAAGGAGAAACTGGGGTGGGAGATATTGATTTTAAAGAAAATGAATATCCAGTACCAGGAAATATTAATATTACGGTGTCATAATGGCTAATCCAGAACCAACAATTTGTCCATGCAGATGCGCTTGTGATTTTTTATCTAAACTTGATAAGAATATTTATGATATTGAAAATCCAGATACTTTTTTGGCCGCATTTTTTGATGTAGTCTGTATGGAATTTTGCGATATAAATGTTTCCGTACAAAAAGCAAAAAATGATTTTTATTTATGGAAAGATATAGACGAAGAAGCAGTAATAAAAGGAGAACCTTACGGTGTAGATTGTTTTAAATGTAAAACAGTTGTAGAAATATTAAGTATTGGAGATACCCCAGGTGCTTCTGATTACATTCAAGGAATAGATTTTGAAGTTGATGAATGTGGAGTTAAATGGCTTGAACCTTCTTCTTATTATACCCCCTATTATTATGGATATTCACAAGGACAAACAGGTCCATTTACCGTTGAGGCAAAACAACCTGAGACTGGAAGCACGTATTACGTAAATTATAGATGTGGCGTGAGAAATGATAAACTTTACGAAAATTTTGGAATATTAGTTGGATTAATAAAAAAGGATTATCAAACTTATGAAGATTATAGACATGCTATCAAATCTTTAATAATAGCATTTTTAAAAGGTCCGACAAAAGAATCATTAATAGAAGCATTATCTATTTTAATTTCCAAAGAAAATATAGAAATTATTGAAGGTTTTGATACGGGTTGGATTTTGGGAGAAAGTTATTTATATACTAAATCTGATTTTGATAATCCATTAATTGATACAACAGATGGAACGATTTTAAAGGCAGGACAAGATTTCATTTTTGATATTTTTGTTCATAATTCCTATCTGGTTCAAGATAAACAATTATTTTTAGAGATAGTTGATAAAATAAAACCCGCACATACTATTGCGACTACACATTTTTTGTAAAATAACGACAATATTTTTTAACATATAGGAGATAATTAAATGGGAGACAAAAGAATAAAATGGTATGATAGACAAAGAGTAGATGTGACTGATATGACCGATGAACAGTCTTATATGACAAGACGTATCGGAAATATTTTTGCACGAGCATTGGGAGATGGAATTATAAATGGACTTGAGGTTTCTGATGATAGCGAAATGATTAATCAGAACTCCCAAAATAATTATTATGATACTCATATAGATACAATAGGAAATCAAATAATTCAAATATTCAAAGCGACTACAAATAATCTTCAAAAAATTATAATTCACGGCAGAAGAACTGGTGCTGTGGCGGGAAACATTGATGTTTCTATTTATCAATTAAATGATCCAACGGATATGAATTCAGGTGTTTCAGGTGCGATTATAAATCAAGTAACTGTTCCTTATACGGATTTCGGAACTTCTTTTGGTGAAGTGACAATTGATTTTACTTCTACTGGAATAGCAGAACCAGGAACTTTAACGGTAGGAAATTATTATGCTTTAATTTTAGAAAGAGATAATTCTTCAGGTAGTATTGATATTTCTTATAAAGATGGAAGTCCTTATGCTGATGGGTTTATTATCGAATATAATTTTAGCACCCACACTTATACTGATAGAGCAGATAGAGATTTATATTTTAAAATATATGCGGATGCTATTCAGGTTTCGGCAGGAAATGCTTATAAACAAGGAAATCCAATAGAAGTTTCTTCTGCACAAAGAAAAGTTAATTTGGTTGATACTTCTGGGGCAACAAATTATGTTTATATAAAATATAAAGAAATTGAGACAGACCCAGAAACACATCCTCGTACCGGACAACAAGTTAATTCAAGAATAGAAGATAATTTTGAAATTGTTGTTAAAACTTCATCGACTGCTGATTCTGATGAAGAACCATTGGCAGAAGTTTCTCATACTGGTAGTTATCCTTTAAGTGTGGGAGATAGACGAGTTTTTATTCCAAGTAGAAATTCTATATGGGACAACTATACTAATAAAAATGTCTTATTAACAGGACAATCAATTCAGTCTGGAGTTAATATATTAGATTGTGTCTATTATAATAATTCAAATAGTAGATGGGAAAAAGCAAGTTTTACAAATCTGCCGCAGGGTGTAAAAACTGCAAATGGGGAAGTTACATTATTTGGTAGAAAAACAGGACTTACTATTTCTGGATTAACTATTGGAAGATTGTTTATGGATTTAAATGGTAATTTAAGTAATAGTCAATCTGGAATTCAAATAGGATATATGATAACATCGGATACATTATTAATTGATATAGATATTAGTCGAGATTCAATTGTTTTATATGATATACCAGTCGATACTGGAGTAAGTGTATTAGATTGTGTTTATTTAGATAGTTCTACTGGAAAATGGAAAAAAGCAAGTTCTTCCAATTTTCCACAAGGTGTTTTGACAGGGTCTGGTGAAGTTGCATTATTTGGTAAGAATACTGGTTTATCGGGATTATCAATTGGAACACAATATATGGATTCAAGTGGTAATTTAACAACTACTCAAACAGATGTTAAAATTGGATTTGCTCCTGATACTTCTACTTTGTTAGTTGATATAGATTTCATAGAAGATAATAGTATTTCTAATGATAAAATACAAGATTTTACTATTCAAATTGACAAATATCATCATCTTCTTGAAAATAAAGGAAAATGGTTTGATATAGATTTTCAAACAAATCAAATATTTAAATATGATAGCTTATCACCTTTTACAAATATTACTGCAATTTTAAAAAATATAATTAACGATAATATAGCAATATTTGATAGAGATGGGACATTATATATTTATAATAATCCAACAGTAGATGATGATTTTGGAACTTCTGTTTATAATACTACTTTAACTAAAACAGGAATAATACAAGATGCTATAATGATTAAAGATAGCAATAATAATTATTATTATATATATACTGATAGTCATACGACTGTCGGTGGTATTTGTTTACGTGTTATACAATTAAATTCAAGTGGTAATATTATTAATATAAATTATAAAACTCTTACAGCGCCAACAAGTCCTGCTGAACAGTTTTATGCTTGGGGCTTAACAGAATACGCTGGTTATATTTATGTTACTTTTGCACAAAATGATTCAACAAATGGATGGAGCGTTTATAAGATTTCAATACAAGATGTAATAACAGGAAATTCTGCGGGGTGGTCATCTTCTCCTGTATTTAAAGCACCTACTTATGCAGTTTTAGAATATATTACTGTAGATCCATCTACAGGTATTTTTTATGTTTTAGACGAGCAAGGAGATAAATTATATACTTTTATAGATGGTGGTAGTAATAATTCTCAACCAATTCCTTCTGGCACTACATCTGTTGATAATATTAAATATTTTAATGGTAGAATATATTTTGCTGATAATTCTAATTATATAAGAAGTTTTAAGGCATTTTCATCAGTATCTGATACTCCTATAGAGATTCAATATGATGTAAGATATTTTGGTGACTCTAATCATTTAATAAATATTTTTTCAATATATGAAGAAAATAATAGAGTCAAATTTTATGGCGCAAATTCTTCTTTATCTAATGCCAGATTTTTTTATCTTAATCATCCAATAGATTTGAATAGAAAAGAGTCAGATTCTGGAAATAAATTTAATGGAGTAATAATAAATGAAAAGGCTTATATATTAGGATTTGAAAATTCATATTCTGATGTTGATAATATGGTTTTAGAAATAAATGCTTCATCATCCCCATCAGGTTCTGAAGGAGATTTTTATATAGATAATCAAGCAACACCGCATTTATGGAAGTATCGTTCAGGTTGGATAGATACAGGCACTATTACATCAGGGGATAGATTTATAAATTTAAATAATTCAACTCAAAATATTTTCAGTTGGAATGGTTCAAGTTTTGTTGATCAAGGAATTCCAACAGATAAATATGGCGTAACGGTATTAGATACTGGATTTGGTAATTCTGCCGATTATGTTTATAACGAAGATTTATCATCTTGGATAAGAACAGATTGGAATATTGTGATTGAAAAAACTACTATTGATTTGAGAAAAGGATTGGCGGGACGAATTGATGGATTAAATGATTATTTTCCAGATAGTTTTTATTTTGTATGGGCATTTGCAGATGCTAATAATAATTTTAAAGGATTGGGAATAACAAGACAACCGAAAGCTTATGCTGATGGTGTTGCATCTACTATTGATTATACCAAGAAAAAGAATGAAACATTAACAATTACTAGTATATCTAATTTTGATTCAAGTATGGAAAATTTTGACAATGAAAATCCTCTTTCTCATTTTACAGTTGGTGCTACTATTCAAATATGGAATAATTCAAATAATTTTTATATCGCAAGAATTGATAGTATAATATTAAATAGCGGTGTTGGTATAGATGATATGACAGTAACTATATTATATTCTTCGGGAGGAAGTTTGACTGGCAGTGATGGTACTATAGTTCAACTTGATAATTTTAAACCATATATTAATGGAACTACTCATACTCTTTATCAACCCAAATTTAAATTGATTAGTAAATGTGTAAGAATAAATGATGAAGGAAATATAAAATCATTTATATGGCATAACGAACAAATTTTTAATTGTGGTGTACAATCAACATTCATATCGGCTGTATCTTCTGGATTTTTTTCTACATCTGAATATTTTCCACCTGAAGTATTTGAATTTTTAAGAGTTATATCATCCGGAGTTGCTGGAGCTTCTATAAGTATACAATCTTTTGGATTGAACGATTTAAGTGATATGATAGCATCTCAACAATCTGATTCTGCTTATGCTATGAATGATTCAGGAAATATTATGTATGATAAATATAATTTAATATGGATTAATTCCAATAATTCTAATTTGATAAGTTTTGTAGGGTATATGGATAATTAAAGGAGAAAGAAATGAAAATTATAGCACACATAGGATATAAATTATATCTTGGAGAAGATAATAACCAATATAAAAGTAATAAAGAAATATATAATCTTTTCAATTCTGATAATCTTCCAAAATATGAAATAAATATTGAAACAGGAGAAATAACAGAAATTGATTACAATGATTATCTTGATGATATAAAAATAAAAAAAGTAGAAACAATAAAAGAAACTGCAAAAAATATTTTGGAAAGTCTGGATTGGAAATGTATTAGACATAGAGACCAAACCGATAATGCAGAAACCACTTCACTGACCGCAGAAGAATATACTGCTTTGTTAAATTATAAAAAATTAGTTCGAGATTGGAGTAATACAAAGGAAACAGAAATAAATAATACTACAACATTAAAAGAACTGAATGCCGTAGATTTAGAAGATTATCCTGCGCAATAAGGAGAAACAAAATTGGCAGATTTTGAAAAAGCAATAATAATAATAATGAAAAATGAAGGTGGATATGTAAACAGCAAATATGATGCTGGTGGAGAAACAAAGTTTGGTATAACAAAAAAAGTAGCAAGATTTTTTGGATATAAAGGTTCGATGTATGGTTTAACTATTGTGAAAGCCAAAGAGATATATCGCAAGGGATATTGGGATAAATTATTATTAGATTTTGTAAAATCGCAAAAGATTGCCAATGAGATTTTTGATACAGCTGTGAATTGCGGAAATACTACTGCAATAAGATTTGTTCAAAGAGCATTAAACGTATTAAACAGATATGGTCGAGACTGGAAAGATATTAAAGTAGATGGGAAAATGGGTCCCAATACAATTAAAACTATTAATCTTTGTATTCAAAAAAGAGAAAAAAATTTATTGAAAACACTCAATATTTTACAGGGCAATTATTATATCAAACTTGCTGAAAACCCAAACAGAAAAGATGAAATGAATATAAATGGGTGGATAGCCCATAGAATAAAACTTTAAAAGGAGAAAAAATTATGAAAAAATTTTTTATTAAATGGTTATATCCATTATTAAAAATGGCAAAACCATATTTAAAATCTTGGGCTAAAAAAGAATTGATACCTTATTTACAAAAAGAAGTCAACGCTGGTGCTAAGAATATAGATAAACATATTGACGAAATTATTAAAAAAGTTATTCTTAAATCTATAAATAAAATATAATTTTTTTTTTAAATTATGCCTACCATAAATCGTAACGTAATAGTAAGACCTGTCACTGAAAATAATATTCCCGTTTTTACTAATGATAACAGAATAAAAGACAATGGAATATCTATTAATGATGTAAATAAAAAAAATTTTACAGAATTAAATGACACCCCTACTTCATATACAGGGCAAGCCGAGAAATTGTTATCGGTTAAATCAGATGAAACAGGACTGGAATTTTCAACAGTTACTACTAAATCTATAGCTGATTATATCGTTACAAATGAAAGTGAATTAAATGCCGCATTATCACAAATTCAATCTTATCAGAAAATAATAACAGTTGGAACTATTCCGCTTAATAATGCAGTATATATACCTAATAAAGAAGGTATAAAAATTGTTATTGCAGGAAGTATAATTAGACCTAAGAATGATCATGCTTTTGTATTTGATTGGACAAGCAATGCTTATAATCAAAGTATTGAAGGTGGCACATTTAAGTTTTATACGGGACAATGTACAGCATCTGGAAATGTTATTACATTAGTAACACAAGATAGAGAATTTGTAACTGATGAATGGGCTGGATATTACATAATGACAGGAGTTCTATATACAAGAAAAGTTTATCAAATTACTGGTAATACATCAAACACTATAACAGTTTCAGGTACTGTGGCAGAGCAAGGATTTTATACTATAATTCCTCAAAATTTGTATCATTTTATGTATTTTAAACATAGATATTTAGTTGGAGGTAGTATAAGAGGCATTAAATTTTTAGATAATTATGGCGGTCATATTTATATGAATCAATCTTCCAGTCCTTATGCTGCACTTGATAGTAGTATTATAAAAGATTGTGAATTTTGGCGTTCAACTTATTCTATTTATGGATCTTTAATAAGAACACGAATACACGATAATATATATTTGTTTCCTGATTACGATAATAAAACTACACAATTATATCCATCAAGAGCAATAATTGATATAAATGGAACAGATTGGAAATATGGAAATGAAATAATGAGAAATAGATTTCTGAGATGGACTTGGTATGGTGGAACTCCAATAGGTTATGGAATTTATTATACAGATTCTGGTCCTCGACATATAGTAGTAAAAGATAATAATTTTTGGAATGAAACAACAACTAATAGATTTAATTATTGTTTTTATACCACAGGACTTTCTGGCGCCACAATAGCTACTAATACATATTATAGAGAAAAGAATCCATTTACAAATTTGGTCGATACTGGGAATATTCATGTTTATCGTAACGATCAATTAGGATAAAAGGAGGAGAAAATGAAAGTTATTCAATTAACGAATCCTATAGATTTAGAAATACAATACAATACTATATCTGTTAATGGTATTATTATACCAAGAATTGATAGTATAGATTTTGAAAATAATATCTTATTAGCAAATTCTTATTATATAGATATTCAAGGTACATCTTATACTAAAATAATAAAGACGGATTATATCGGAGAATATTCTGGTGCAGCGTTCACTGCAATAATAAGTTCTGTTATTACAGAAGACATATTACTACAGAAGTTAATAGACGATAATACAATAGATGGAACAATTATTGAATTATAATAAAAAATATCAAATAAACTACTTGACTTTCAAAATCTATTATGTTTTTTTATGATTATAAATCATAAGGAGAGGTTTTTATGCCTGTTTCAATAAAAAGATCAGAAAAGATAATGATATATTATCAAAAACATGGAGTCGAAAAAACAAAAAAGAAATTTAATCTCAAAGAAACAACTATTAATAGATATATTAGGAAATGGAAACAAAAAGAACTTCCACGACGAATATTAGATTTGGATATTGAACATTATGAGCCAAAAAATGATGAAGTTGATTTATGGGAAATTATGAAGAAACGGAGCAGAAATTATATTGAAAAATTTGAACATAGGAATATATTAAATGCAACAATGCAACAGAAAAAATATATTGCTATATGTTTTGTGGGTGATCAACATTTAGGACATATTGGCGTTGATTATGAATTAGCCGAAGAACACGCAAAAGCGATAGGTCATACAAATAATGCCTATGCTATATTGGGTGGGGATGGAATAGATAATTTTATAACTTCTACTATAATGTCAGCAGTTATTAATCAAATGACATCACCAAAAGAACAGATATATTTATTACACAAATATTTAAGTTTTTTTAATGGACATATATTGGCGATGATTTCAGGAAATCATGATATACGCACCAAAAAAGTTTCTGGATTAGATTTTTTAACGACATTGGCCAAACAGCATAAACTTTTATATTCTCCAAATGAATTTAAAATTAAAATAATACTTAATGGCATAGAATATAAAATTTATATTCGACATAAATACAGATACAATAGTTCTTTAAATTTAACCCATACAGTTAAAAGACTTCTCAAGGAAGGAGATTATGAGTTCGATATTGGCAGTATATATCATCACCATCAATACGATATGGAAAGTTTTTTATATCATAATGAAGAAAAAATAGCCATCCGAACTGGAAGTTATAAAGTGGCTGACCCATTTAGTAGAGAAGTAGGATTTAATTCATCTACTCCTTTAATGCCAATGGTGATATTATCTCCTTTTAAAAAAGAGATGGTAATGTTTAAAGATTTAGAACAAGGATTAGATTTTCTAAAATATAAAAATGATAATTTAAAACGAGGAAAAAATTAATGAAGTTGTTTATCCTAAAATCCAAAAGAAACTCTTTTCTTCAGGGAAGAGATGAATTTTGAAATACCGCAGGAACTGCGGAAATCCACGCCTGTCAGACATGAGCGGCGTTAGCGGCTCAAGGCAGGAAGCCACTTCCTTTAGGAAGTGGTAGTTCACGACCCTCGTAAATTTAATTACAGAAGGCGGAAAGAAACAAATTGGAGATTTTAAAAACAAGGAGGAACAAAAAAAATGAAAACTATTGGAAACAGAAAACTAATTTATTCTTCTGTGATGTCAATTTTAATATTGATATTTTTATCGGTATTAAAAATTCAGGGAAAGGCATTAAATCAATGGGACGCTATTACAATTATTTCCATTTTAATAGTATTCCCGTTGTTTAATTATCTTTCAAAATTTACTCCAAAAAAATTGGAAAATATTTTGAAACCAATAAATAAATTTCTCAAAATTATTAAAGAGGATGAAAATTAATCTAAATTTCAAATGAAAGAAATAAACGAAATTTACAACTATCTTGAAAGCAAATTAAAAAAAATAAAAAATAAAGTTTTTTGTATTTGTGGCAGGAAATTGATTAAAGACCGTAATCATAAAAATCTTGTTTGTCCCTTATTCAAAAAATATGAAAAGACTGTTATCAATTTTTCTTTGTTAAAAAAAGACCATAACATAAACACTTGGGGAACAAAAAGAGATTTGTATGAATATGAGTTGTTGAAAGAAATTTTAGATTTCATTGAGGAGGTAAAATAATGAAGAAACAAATTAAAGCTATTGAATCTATTAGTAAATATGCTAAAGATGGAGATGTTATAAATTTCAATGGACATACTGCGTGGTACAATCTCCCTATTAAAATAGGATTTTGGGGAATTAGAACAGCCCAAACAGAATTATTTGGTAAGGTTTCTCGAACTCTTACAAATGGTATTATAATAAGTCCTTTTATGGATACTCATTCTACTATTTATTTTCAAAATAAAAACATTAGAAAACATATAGGAGAAAATGAAAAAGTAAAAAAAATATTATCAAAAGAAAAATGGGGTAAAACTTTTAGTGTTGAGCCACCAGTATGTACTTTCATTCCTGTTGAAGATTATGCTTTAAAAGAAATATCTATTTATAGATATACAAAAAAGAAAATTGATGATAAAGATATTAAGATTATGATTGAAGGAACATTGCCTATTTTATTGACAGAATATGATTATGGACAACTTGGACAAATTGCCATAAATCAAATTGCAGGTTATCCTTATGAACAAAAATGGGATTTTTTAGATTTTGGTTCTGATAAAAAAGTTTGTTCGGTAGGTGTTGCTTCAGTATATACATATTGGAGACATCAACTTGAAAAATCGGGAATAAAAATACCTCGTATCTTTTCAAAGCTTAACGAAAAAATGTGGGATAGGGATTTTGTGAAAAAATTTTATGAAGAAGGTAAGGGAAAATGGTCAGTAGAACAAACATATCCTGCAAATTTTTCGTATAGTTCAACATATTTTGATAATGAATTTGAATTGATTCTATACATGAATAATGGTAAAATTTTATATAAAAATATATAAGAAATTTCTTGACTTTTTGATTTTAATTGTGTATATTTCCTGTATGATTATAGGATTAGCATCAGGAAAAGGTGGAACAGGAAAATCCACTATTTCAAGTAATTTGGCTTATTATTATTCCAATCAGAAAAAGAAAATTTTATTACTCGATATAGACTGGGGTGCTTCAAATTCTTTTTATTTCTTTAATGTTTTTCCAGAAAAGAGTATATATCATTTTCTTTTCAAAAAAAATAATTGGAATGACATAAAATATAAAATAAATGACAATTTAGATATTATTACAGCAGGACAAGGGGATGATAAATTAGCAAATATTAATCCCCAAGACAAATCAAAAATAATAGATGAAATGAAAAAAGATGAAAAAAATTATGATGCTATTATTTTGGATTTGTCTCCGGGTCTTCATTCTAATGTAACAGATTTTTTAAGATTATCAAATAAATCCATTATAATAATTACAGCAGATACGAGTGCATTAACTGATGGGTATCATTTGATTAAAATACTTAAAACTAAATTATCAAAAACAGAAATAGGAGTGATTATAAATACAATATCTGATAACAAGGAATCTTTTGAACAATATAGAATACTTGCTCAAGTATGTTATAATCATTTGAATTTTGTTCCTAAAAATTATGGAAATTTAAAAAATAGCAAAATAATAAATGATTGTACCAAAAAATATAAATTGTTTATTAAGGAATTTAGAAATTCTGAACCATCAAAACAATTAATAGATATAGGAGAAAAATTATGGACGATGTGAATCCATCTAAAGAGATTTTTAGTCTAAAAAAGAAAAGTTTGGATATATCTAAGTATTTGCATGCAATAATGAAATATAGAATAATAATTATTTTAGTAGGTGTCCTTTTAATATTTCAATTTGCGGTAATTTTTATGTTGTATAAACAAAATCAATCTCAGGAGCGAACATATAAATTAAATTTTCAATATATATTTTCTGTCAATCAAACAATCAGTCAAAAAAACAGAAAACAAAATTGTATTAATATGATTATGAAAGTTGCTTTGAAATATAATAAAAATCTTAATGAGGTTGCACTTGTCAAAATTGCGAATCTTATATATGAAATAGGAGAATTACGATATGATATTCCAACAGAAGAATGGATAATACTTTTTACTCTCGAAAGTGAATGGAATCCCAAAGCTGTATCTAAATCAGGAGCAAAAGGACTTGGACAGTTAATGCCAGTAATTGCCATGTATAATGCTAAAATGCTCAATATAACTTGGCGTGGAGATAAAACTTTATTTAATCCCGAAGAAAATCCAAGACTTTCAATGAGATATTATTTTGATTTGAAACATCAATATGAAAAACCCATCTATTATATAAGTGCATACAATTGGGGTGAAAAAGAAATTGGATATTTTTACAGAAATGATAAAAAATTAATTGGAAAATATTTGGATTATTATAAAAAATATTTAAAAGCAAAAAAAGAAGTTGAAAAAATATTAGGAAAGAAAATAATTATTAATGGATTATAAAAATGGTCTTGTGGTCTAATGGTTAGGACATTGCCCTTTCAAGGCAGTAACGGTGGGTCCAAATCCCCCCAAGACCAAAATAAAAAACTTAAAAAAGGAGAAAACTATGAAATTAAAACAAGGATATTCTGCACGAACTTTTGATTTTGAAGACAAAATCTGGAAAGAATTAAAGGATCTTCACAAAAAATTAAAGTCCTTTGATGGTCTCTTTCTTAAAGATAGAATTCATTCAGCAATCTTGAATCTTATTAAAGATATGAGGAGGGAATATGTCGAAAAAATCAAATAATGAGAAAGTTAAAAAAACCGCTTATGATATTATTATCCAAGATTTAAAAAATAAATTTGGAATGAATTCAATTATAACTCCAAAAGATGTAGAACTTATGGACAAATATGTTGTGAAAAAAAATGTTATTCCTTCGGGCTCTTTTTCTTTTGATAGGCTTACGGGTGTAGGTGGATTACCAAAAGGCAGAATATTTTTAATTTATGGAAACAAGGGTATAGGAAAAACTACTACTTCTTTATCTTTATATATAAATGCTGCAAAACAAGGTTATCAATTAGTTTTTTGTGACACTGAACATAGATTAGATGTAAGCTTATTGGATGCGATGGGAATTGACAGATATGATGTCGATAAATTTGCTTTATCTCGTTCAAAATGGGCTGATGAAGTTTTTGAAACTATTTATAGATTGCTTCAATTAGGTCGTCCTCTTTTTATTATTATGGACAGTATTACTGCTTTACGAATTAGACCATCAGCAAAAAAGAAAGAAGATGAATCTACTAAAGATTATTTAAAAGGAACTCGTATGGGAAAAACTGCTGCTTCATTGGGGGAGTTTCTTAATGATATTTCTCCTTTAATATCTTCTACGCAAAGTATATTTATTATGATTTCTCAAGAAAGATATAAGGGAATAGGAAGGGGAATGGCTTATAAGTCTTATACTGGCGGAGAAGCTCCTGGATTTTATGCAACATACATTTGGTATGTTAAAAAGGAGCAGGGGGGTGAGATTATAAAAGATAATCAAATTATAGGTCAAGAATTGGTTTGGGAGTTTAAAAAAACAACAACTTCACTTCCCCCAAATCCAAGAAGAATTGCATTACACTATGGCAAAGGATTTTATCCCGAATATGAACTTGCTAAAATAGGCGTACAAAATAAATTAATTGAAGTATCGGGTTCGTGGGTAACATATAAAGATGTTAAGAAACAAGGCTTTATGAATTTTGTAACTGAATTGGAAAATAATAAAAAATTATTTCAAGAGTTAAAAAAAGATTTAAATATTAAATAGGCGGTTCCATTTTTGTACCTCCGTTCCCCTCCCAATAAAAATTATTGGGACCGCCTATTTTTAAAATGGAGAAGTAATGAATTTTATAATTTGGATTTTAATAGGATTGATAAGTTTCATCCTAAAATCCAAAAGAAAACTCTTTCCTTCAGGGGAGAGATAAATTTTGAAACATACCGTAGGGACTACGGAAATTTACGCCTGTCAGACATGAGCGGCGTTAGCGGTTCAGGGCAGGAAGCCACTTCCTTTAGGGAGTGGTAGTTCACAATTTTTGAATTAATTGATAAATGGAGGAATCACAATGACAAAACAAGATTTAAAAATAATTAAAAAGGGATTTGCTTCTGATAGAAGTATTTATATCAGAAAAATTAAAAATGAGAATGTAATTACTGACGGTTCAATAATTATTGCTAATTATAAAATGCCTATAATTATTGATGCACTAAAATTTGGATTTATGAACATTGTTCCAGACGGTGATTACGAAGTTGATATTAAAAGAAATTATTTTAAAATTATGCTTTTTCCAAATTATCAGGATATGATTGAAAGAGCCAAAGAAAATTGTATTTTCCAAATAAAAAATACTACATTGATTCATGATGAAACACTTATATTTTCAATACTCGGAAATTTTGATAAAAATAAATATTGTTTTATAAGAATCGATGTAGTCAATCTCATTACCTCTCTCTTAGGCCCCGATTTTGAATTTCAAAGAATATTGACCGATAAATCGGGGCATACTTTTTTACTTGAAATGAATGAAAATGAACATATTTTATTTTCTGGTATAGATAAAAAATTGGATATTGCAAAGGAGTATTTAAAATAAGATTATGGAATATAATTTTTCAACAGATGAATTAAAAAGTTCATATCACAAAAAAGTAATTGATTTTTTAAGAAAAGAATTCCCTTTGTTTGATATAATACAGGAATTTTCAATAAAAATTGATAATAGAACTTTATTTTGTGATATTGCCTGTAAATCTCCTATTAAATTTATAATTGAAATTAATCCTGACCATCATTATAAATTTACTCCGTTTTTTCATGGTTCAATTGAAAATTTTAAACGAATACAGGAAAACGATAAGTTAAAAGAAAAATGGGCAGAAATAAATAATTATCTTTTTATAATCTTAAAAGAAAATGATTTAAAAAAAGATAAGTTTAAAAAAATTTTAAAAGAATATCTGGGATAAGAAAATAAATCATGAATAGAAAAACGAAGAGAAGAAATAAAATGAAATTAAAGATAGAAATTTATAAAGAAAAAAATATATATATTGCTGAATGTAAAAAGTTGTCAATTTTTTGTTCTGCCGATTCATTTTTTCAAATATTAAAAGAATTACTTTCGCAATTTATTCATTTCCGTAAATATTATTCAAAAATACCCCCAGAAAAATTAACTGACGAAGCAAAAAGAATACAAAAATTATATAAACAATTATGAAAAGGAGGATTAAAATGATTCAAAACAAAGCATTAAAACCATTAACAAACAAAGAGATTAAAGAAGTTATCGAAGAAGTAAAGTCTATGGATGACCCTGTTGGTAGGGCAGTTAAAGAATATCAATCAAAATTTTTGAATATCACCGTAGATGATATTGATACTTCTTTGAATGATTTATTGAAAATTAAATCATCTGACCTTGTTGATAAAACTGAAAAACAATTGCAACAATATCTTTTCGATATAAACAAATGGCAGATTGTTATAAGAAAAGAAATCAATGAGAAGGAATTTATTTTAACAAATAGTAAAAATAAGTATAACACCATATTGAGACATAAAAAATTAAATGTTCCTGGAAAATCTGAAAAAGAAAAAGAAGATAGATTGCTCGCAACAGATGAAGTATTAAGAAATTTAGATGCTGTGAAACAAGTAGCACAATCTTTTTATGATGTTATAAAAGGATTTGATAAAGATATTAATTCTATTCATTTTACTATTCAAAGAATTTTAATCTCAAAAGAAATAACTCGACAAAATCATAATAGATATTAAAAAATGGGAGGTAACTTATAAATGAATATTCAATGGCTTAAATTGGATGTTAATATACTTGATGATACCAAGATTAAAATAATTAGAAAATATCCTGATGGAGACAAATTGTTCGTCTTATGGATAGGATTGCTCTGTATGGCTATGAAAAGCGACCTGGCTGGTTATATATATATATCTGAGGGAATACCTTATACTCCTCAAGATATAGCCAATATATTGGAATTAGAATTGAAAACAGTTGAAATGGGATTAGCTCTATTTAAAAAATATGATATGATTAACATTATTGAAGGGGGAGTCATAGAGATTATTAATTTTAATAAACATCAGGCAATTGATAAACTTGAAAGAAGAAGAGAATTGGCAAGAAAAAGACAAGAAAAATATAGAAAAAGACAAAAATTATTAATTAATCCAAAAGATAATAACGATGATGATGTTAATAACGACTCAGTAACGCATAACGAACCCGTTGATAACGATACAGATAAGAAAAGAATAGAAAAGAATAGAAAAGATAAGAAAAAGAAAAAAGAAAAGAAAAAATATGCAGAACATGTTTCTCTTTCTGAAAAAGAATATGATAAATTAATTAACGAATATGGAGAATCTAAAACAAAAAAGTTTATACAAAAATTAAATAATTACAAAGGAGCAAAAGGAAAAAAATATAAATCTGATTATCGAGCTATTTTAAATTGGGTCGTAGATTATTTTGAAGAAAAGGAGAATAAACATGTACAAAAAAACAATATTACACAAAATTCAAGAACTTCAGGACATATTAGCCCATACTCCCAAGCCAGCATTAAATATGACGAATTGCCCAAAGTGTCACGGAACTGGTAAAATTCCAGTTGATAAAAAAGAAATAGAAATAAGAAAAGAAAAATTTGAAAAAATTGGGATTGTCGATATGAAGTATTTTGATTTTGATAGATGTGATTGCAGAAATCCTGAATATGATAAATATATTAGTATGCAAAAGGATTTGAATACATATAAAGATATTTCTAAAAATATAAATATTCCACCAAAATATAAAAATTTTTGTTTTGAAATGTATAAAAAACCTATTCCTGCATCTGTTATTGAATTATTAAAAAATAAACAATTTAAAGATTTGAATGGTGTAGAAAAAAACGGATTCTTATTTTGGGGATATGGTGCTGGAACAGGTAAGACACTTCTTGCTATATCAATTGCACACTCCTTATCAGTTGAATACAGAATGACATTTAGATATGAAAATACAACAATGTTTTTGTATAATTTAAAAAGATTTTTTAATCAAGATAGACAAGATAAAATGTATACTGAATTAGATTATTTAGAAAAATTGGTCAATATGGATATTCTTATTATGGATGATATTGGGACCGAAAAGGTATCTGAATGGGTAAAAGAAAAATTTTATTTTATTCAAGAAAATAGAAGTTTTTATAATGACAAAATTACAATTTATACTTCAAATGATGATATTGATACTTTGGCAAATAAGATCGGTGATAAAATAGTTTCCAGAATTATTGAAAGTTGTCAGGCTATAGAATTTACTGGAGAAGATTGGAGATTAAAATTAAATAAAAAAGGAGATATAAAATGAATTTAACTATTTCACAAAAACAATTATTAAGTGCCTTACAATTGGCAAAAGATGTTATAAAAGAAAAAACTACAACATCTATTTTATCTAATGTTTTATTGGAAACAAAAGATAAAGGTTTAACTATCCTTTCAACTGATTTAGAATCATCAATTAAAATTTTGATACCTGCTAATATATCAGAACATGGGGCTATTACATTACATGCTAATAAATTAACAGAAATTGTTAAATCTTTACCTGTAAATAATGATGTTAATATTATTGCCAATGATTCTGGTAGAACAATAATTAAAAGTGAAGATATTAAAATTAAAGCAAATTTCAAAATAAATGGAATGCTGACAAAAGATTTTCCTATTGTTCCAGAAATAGAAAATAAAATACATTTTAAAATTTCTCAAAAAGATTTTAAACAAATGATAAGAAAAACAATATTTGCAACATCTTCAGATTACATAAATAGTTCTATTAATGGTGTTAAATTTGAAATGGATAATAAATTTAAATTGATTGCTACTGATGGTAGAATATTAGCATTTATTCAAGAAGATTTAAAAGATGAGTTTAGTATAAATAATGTTATAGTTCCTCATCAAATTTTAAATATACTATTAAAAATATTAAGCGATGAAGGAATTATAGAAATATTTTTTGCAGAAAGTCAAATATGTTTTAAATTAAATAATATGGAATTAATATCAAGATTGATTGACGGGGTATTCCCTGATTATGAACAAGTTATTCCCAAAGAATATAGTAAAAATGTTTTGGTGTCAACTAATATGTTATTGACAGCATTACAGAGAGTATCACTTTTATCTGATAATATGATAATATTAAATTTTAAGAAAAATATATTAGAAATAACTTCAAATTCAGAGATAGGCGAGGCAAAAGAGAATATAGAGATTGAATATAATGGTAATGATTTTGAAATAGCATTCAATAAACAATATTTATTAAATGCTATTTTGTCTATTGATACTGATAAAATAATTATCAAAATGAATGAATCACAGGACCCTGTAGAAATAAGAGATGATAATTCTGATAATTTCTTGTGTCTTGTAATGCCTATTAAATTATAATATTATATTGGAATCACAATTTGTGATACCAAAATTAAGGAGGAAATTATGAGTTCAAAACAACAATTTTATGATTTTATTCAGGATACATTAGGAAATATAACTGATAATGTAATAGGAGATTTAAAAATTGTATTTAACGGAAAGATATATTTTAAAGTTGAAAAGGATGGAATTGAATTGGGACTAACTGACAAAAGTTTTATTGCAATTGTGGATAAATCACGAGGTAAAGATATTTTCAAAAAAAGAATACCTATTTCAGGAAAATTACAATTTCCAACCCGTGGGAAAGCACCTATTAAATATATTGCTGAATTTAAAAATGGTAAAAAATAACTTGACTTTTTTAAATTAATTTATTATATTAAACATAATGAAAAAATATTGTAAAAAATGTTTATATGGAGACATCAATTTTTGGGGATATACTGAATGTTATAGATTTAATAATGACTTAGATTTTGAAATAACTAAGAATACTGCTGATAGAGAGAAAACCGCCTCATTTTTAAATAAAAATAATGATTGTAAATATTTTGAACATAGAAATTCAATAATAAGATTTTTTATAAAAATAATAGGAGGATAATAATGAAAAAATATTTTTATAAAGTTGTATCAGCAAAAAATATTAAAGATGGGATTTTTGTTTCTAATGGTTCATTTCTATTAGATGAACAAAATCTAACTTTAACTTACAGGATAGGAAAACCAACTTCTGCATTTCATAATACTATGGGAATTTTTTTATTTAAGTCTAAACGTTCTGCGAAAAAATTTAAAAAAAATTCTTTAAATTGGCGACATTATGATTATCGTATTTTAAAAGTAGAGACTCTTTTTGATGTATTAAAATGTAAATTTCAATTAAATCTTACATTGATGCCAGAAATTTATAAAAAATATTCTATTAGTTTTTTAGAAAATAAAAATATCAGAAAAGAAATTGAAAAAGAATATTCATCTTTTTTTGTTTTTCATCCTGCCAAGAATATGGTAAGATGTTATGATGTTAAACCTGTGGAGATAATAGATTGATATTTTTTACGGCAGATTTACATTTGGGTCATTCAAACATTATAAAATTTTGTAATAGACCATTTAAGGATATAGAAAGTATGAGTCAATCACCCCTGCTTAAAAACAGGGGGCTTGAATCGTGAGATTTAAGGGCAACTGGTTGATTAGGAGGCATTAAATGCAGAAGTTACAAGTAAAGTTAAAGAACGCACTTCGGGATGCTCCACAAGTCCCGAACCCT